TTAACTTGCTTCTCTCTCCATATCATACATCCTCACAGAATGTAAGACCAGCTCACGATATTTCCAAGCGTTGACCAGGTATTCAATCACTTCAGGATCTTCAATTTCAAAACCAAAGAGCAGCAACAATCTAACCGTGTATTCGTTTTTCAAAATTGGGACGTTGTAAGTCACATCCACCCAATGCTCAAAGCCTGAATCTGTCTGCTCTACATTTGCTAGTTTAATATTTAAAATCTTCATTTTTATTCCTCCTACTTATCTATTCGTAAAAGAAGATAAAAAGTTATGAAAAAATCATTACTTTTTTAATTCAGACAGTACTTTCAGAGCAATTTTGTTAATGTCAACAAAATTGGCAACCAAGCGATTTAATACTATTTGTTGACGCCAACAAGTCAATTTTCAGACAAACAAAAAAACCGCAAGCCTGAGCCTGCGGTGAAAGAACAATTTAGAAAGTTTCCTTTCTATTTATTTAACTGTAATCAAGCCATCTGGCTCTACTGTGAAGTCTGGCTTATCTGCCAGTGTTCCGTCTGGTTTGAGGTAGTACCAGCCTGTTCCGTCTGCGGACTGGATAAAGGCATTTGATACCATAGCGCCTTCTTTAGCGTCTAAGTAGTACCAAGTGTCCTTGTACTTGACCCAGCCTGTCTTCATGGCACCTTCTTCGTTGAAATAGTACCACTTCTCAGCAATTTTCTTCCAGCCTGTAGCCATTTCGCCTGAGTTGTCAAACCAGTACCAGTTGCCGTCTGTGTACTTCTTCCAGCGGTCTGCAAGCATATAGCCTGAGCCATCGAAATAATACCAGGTACCGTTGATTTTCTCAAACTTATCTTTTGGATAAGAGCCGTCTGAATGTACGTACCAGTAGCCAGTGTCATTCTTCTGCCAGCCTGTTTCAATCGTCAAGCCGTTCTCAATATCATGCTTAAACTGCTCACGGCTAATGCCCCAACTTGCAAGATATGGATATGGATCCACATGGTCTGAGTGGTTGTTTGGTTGGTTATTCGTGCAATACTCGTGCGTTTTAATTCCAGCTAAACTCCCTGTATCAAGCGTTTTCGGCAAACCTGCTTCATCTGCTAGATTGCGTAAGAGTTCGATATAAAGGCGGTAGTCCGTCATGAACTCTTCTTTAGTTGAATGGCTTTCAATCAGTTCAACCGCTGCGTAACTCTCAGTATTCCAACCGCCCCCAACATCCCAACTTCCGTTGTTCACAGGACCTACTTGCATGACACGGCCATTTCCGACAACATGTGAAAAGAACCCTAGTTCAGGGTCCTTTCTATAGTGGTAATCAGCCTCATTTTGAGCTGTTGAGTTACGGTTGCCTGTTGAGTGGGCGTGTACTTGTCGATAAGGCTGCACACCGACCTGAGGCAAGCCTGTACGTAGTCTGCTTGTATCGATATCCATTACTCTTATCCTTTCCAAGCGTCGTTCATCTGTTTCACTGCGGACTCTACGAAGGTGTCTAAGTCTTTGTCAGTCATGCTAATATTGTATTTTGTAAGCTCAGCACGGACTTTAGCGCGAGCCTGTGCCAGTTTTTCATCTCCCTTGTAGCCAGTTTCAGCAGCTACTTGCTCAACGGCATTAACTGCGTTCTTAGCCAAGATTTCAACAATCTTGATAGTCTTTTCTCCACCTTTTTGAACCAGGTAGTCCTTGACTGCCTTGACTGCGATACCAGCCAAAATAACAAGGATGCTGATTGCTCCATTAGTAATGATTTCAGTAATTTGTTGCATTTGTTATTCTCCTTTTTCGATTTCTTCCATGCGGTCGTTCATGCGAACCATTTCTTTTTGAATGTCTCCGACCGCGTGAGTGATTGTGGTTAATTCTGTAGTGGTCTTTTCTAGGTGAGTCATCAAACGCTCTTCTCGTCTATTAGAGTCGGCCTTTGATTGCTCGTGCAAATCCATAATCTTCTTCTCTCGCTTGTCCGAAGTCTTGATAAGATATCGAATGATAATAAAGAAAAGCAAGATAAACAAAATCGCCCAAGCTACCTGACTTTGAGCGATTTTTTCAGCTTCTTCAATTGGCATACACACCTCCTATTCTTTAGATTTTACCGTTGGATCCGTCCAGTCAGGATTGCCCTCTGCATCAAATTTCATGATATAGAATTCATGATTCAACAGAACGGCTACGTTGATTGTTGCGATTGTACCACCCCACTGGTTGAACGCCCAAACGGTTTCAACATCCTTGAA